CCCGGAGTAGATTGTTACTACTATTAGTGACTTCAGCGGCGAAACCGTACAGCATCTATACTGATGTAAGTCCGTAATTGTTTCATCTTAATGGTCTTAGACGGGAACACAAACCTATACCAAGGGTTTTGTGACCTTATCTCCGACCCTAACATCCCATATCCTTGGGTGTTAGACGTTAGTTTATAAGACTAATGAAATTACTTTGTTACAAATTCGGACACTGTGCGGAAGCACACAATTTCTTGTGTGTTCGAAGCTCGTGGTCACGAGTTTAGTAAAATGAATCATGAGGAGAAAACATTATCTCGCTTTCACTTCTAGCTCTTTCGAAATAGAAGTTAAGCTTTTTAATGCTTTCCTTACATGATTTGACCTTCTTCTTCTGAGTTCAATCAATACTAGATGTATTGATCTCTTCAAGAGAATGAGCGAGATCCTTGATATCATCAAATGAACCAGATCCAGGTTTAGGATAAGATTCAAATGACTTGTATGTTCCTTCGAAAGAAGAAGCATAGATTCAAGGTCCCGGCCCCACCAACTTAAGCCATAGCTCGATGACTATGAGTGGTCACTTATTGGAGGAGAAAATTTTGTGGTAATTAAATGCCGCAAAACGATCTTCATCGATAAGTTTCTTATTACTGTTCCGTCATTCATCTAGACGAAGCTGAGACAACGCTTCGTATAGAGAATATCGGAAAAGGTCAGGATTGTTACACGAAGATAAAGCGTATGAGATTACATTATTTGTATCCCCATACATCTTCACCCAGTAACTACCTAATCCAACAGTAGACCATATGGCTAACATCTGGTCCTTAACAGGACAAGATTTTACCATCATCAACAACTTTGGGAAATTGTCTATGATTTTAAGTCGGACACACTCATTAAGTACTGCCCCAACATAATATGGACTTCTAATGTACCTGAGTATTAACCCAGGTCCTATAGGAGTTATATCTATGTCGGGACCCACTCATCGCTTAGCAAATTCAGCTATGTCGTTTGACACAACTGATTTCGATAAGTTAATAGAGACTCCAAGAGTCTCCATTATCGATAAGTAAGCAGGTGCGACATTATCATCACAAATGATAATGTCATCCCCAAGTACACAATAATCTGTGAACTTCTTAATACCTACTCTTAGAGCAGCTACTCTCACAATCACATGATGTGATAGTGCGAGCATAGCTCATGATGAATAGGCACCCATCGGTTGACCAACTGAATATTTATATGTCTGGTCCTTGTAAAATCAGGGAAGATCTAAAAGATCCTTCCATCGATCACCAAGACCAGGCATTAATATATTCAGGATGTCCTTCTGGATATCAATAGGCAATCTGTCAGTTGCTGCTGATAAATCGAAACAGTGGAACTTCTTTCCTAACTTAGTCAACTCAAAAAGTTTTCTAGTTTGGTCAAAAGTACCATCTGAATCAATTTTCTTCAGTAATCTAAAGATTGAATCATGTAGTGGCTTCAGACTGAGTTGGATCCAGTAATTGGTAATACCAATTACTCGAGCCTTCCCAGCCTGATCGTAAACAACTCCTAGCCTTCCCATATGCAATTTCGGCAATGTCCAGCAATACTTAAAAATAAGCATTAATGGATATGCCAATAGCATTAGGGCAATAACTCATAAACAATATCGACGATCTCCAACAAGTTTATGGTA